GATTGTCACAAAAGGAAGTACAGGAGCAGTATATAAAGATCAACTTATTCCTGCGTTAAATATAGAGGCATTTGATGTATGTGGGGCAGGAGATACCTTTCTGTCAGCACTTGCATATCAGTATTGTAACATTAAAGATATTTTAAAAGCTATAGAATTTGCAATAAAGGCTAGCAGTGTGACTATACAACACATAGGAGTTTATAGTCCAACCCTAGAAGAAATAGAGGAAATAAATGACAAGACTTGAAGGACATATAGAAAAAGGTTGGGGTAATGAATTTATTTTTACCACCAACGAACATTATTGCGGAAAGATATTGAATTTTAAAACTGGCTCTAAATTCAGTATGCATTTTCATAAAGAGAAAGATGAGACATGGCTAGTTTTATCAGGTAAATTTATCGTAAAATATATAGACATGGCAGATGCGTCACAGCATGAAGTTGAGTTATTAGAAGGTAATGTATGGAGAAATAAACCTTTATTCCCACATCAACTGATATGCATTGAAGAAGGTAGTATTATTGAAGTTAGTACACCTGACAGTGTAGAAGATAATTATAGAATTTTGCCAGGGGATAGTCAATCATGAAAATTCTAGTAACCGGTCATAAAGGTTTTATCGGTAATCATATATTAAAATCTTTAAACGAACATGAAACATTGTCTTTTGAATGGGGAGATAAATTCCCTAATTTAAAAGGGGTTGACTGGGTTATTCATATAGGTGCAATAAGCAGCACGACAGAGAAAAATGTTGAAAAAATAATGGCTCAAAATTATGATTTTAGTTGTGAGTTATTAGATAAATGTATAGCTTCTAATATTAATTTTCAATACAGTAGTAGTGCTAGTATCTATGGGCTAAATGAACAATTCACTGAAGACAGTCCAGTAGATCCAAGAACCCCATATGCTTGGAGTAAATATATCTTTGAACGATATGCTGCAACAAAATATGAACTTGCGAAAGAAAAAGACATAAGTATTCAAGGCTTTAGGTATTTCAACGTTTATGGTGATGGTGAAGAACACAAGGGAAATCAAGCAAGTCCTTATACTCAATTTTTACGACAAGCGAATGAAACCGGTGTAATAAAAGTTTTTGAAGATAGCCAAAATTATTTGCGTGATTTTGTGCATGTCAATAAAGTAGTAGAAGTACATAAAAAGTTCTTAAATATAAAATCAACAGGCATATACAACATTGGTACAGGAACAGCACGTAGCTTTATGGAAGTGGCAGCGATTATAGCAACACAAACTGGTGCAACTATACAAGAAATTCCAATGCCGCAAGAATTACTACATAGCTATCAAAAATATACTTGTGCAGCGATCTAAGAAGTAAGTGTATTAAAATAGATAAATGGTGGCAAAACGCCCCAACCGTAAATCATTACCTACACCTAAAAGACACACAAAACTGGCCCGATCCTTGGGAACTTTTGGTAGAAAATCTGTATTGCAATGTTGCTAAAGCATTGGGAATGTGTTATACTTTGTACATGACAGGTGAAGAAAATTTCAGAATGGTTACTGCATGTGATAAGATGGGTAATGATGTACTGTTAATATTGGTTAACAATGAACATATTTTAAATTATTGGCCTAATACAGTTGAAACGAACATAATTAATGATTTTGATATAAAGAGTGACATAAACATTAAAAATCAATTGGAAAAGCTGGCTTAATTCCTTTTGAAAAGTTGTAGTCTAGAATGATACGTAAAATATATATGTAGTTTATAAGTACCAAACAGTTAAATATTCTATCACTTCAGCATACAGCACATATAACAATAAAATAGGCAAATAAATGGATATACACGTAATAAAGCGTAATGGAGAATCAGTTCCATTAGACATAAGCAAAATTCAAAGACAAGTAGCATACGGATGCAAGGGTATAGATAACGTTAGCCCAAGCATGATAGAAATAAAAGCCCAAATACAATTACATGATGGGATTCATACACAAACAATAGACGAACTCTTACTTAAAGCAATGGTTGACCTTATTGATGAAAGCGAAAACACGGACATCAATGACGTTAACTATCAATACGTTGCTGGTAGACAAAAGGTTAGTATGCTACGCAAAGAGGTGTATGGACAATATGAACCACCATCTCTATACGAAATAATCACAAAAAATGTACAATTGGGTATGTACACTCCAGAATTGTTACAATGGTATACTAAAGAAGAATGGGATATTATTGATTTGTTTATTGACCATAGCAAGGACGAAAATTATACCTATGCGGCTATCGCACAATTAGCAGAAAAGTACCTAGTTCAAAACCGTGCTACTGGTCAAATTTTTGAAACACCGCAGGTGCGTTATGCAATCGCCGCCGCTACTGCCTTTCATAACGAACCTAAGGAAAAGAGATTAAAATATGTTAAAGAATATTATGAATGTGCTAGTGACGGGCATTTCACATTGGCCACGCCTGTCTTGGCAGGCCTTGGCACAACTACAAAACAATTTAGTAGTTGTGTGCTTATTAGTAGTGACGATACTCTTGATTCAATTTTTGCTGCTGGTGAAATGATGGCAAAATATGCTAGCAAACGTGCTGGCATAGGATTAGAGATCGGTCGTATTCGCCCATTAGGAGCGCCAATACGTAACGGTGAAATCAAACATACAGGCATGATACCTTTCTTAAAGAAATGGTTTGGTGATTTACGTAGTTGCAGTCAAGGTGGTGTACGTAATGCAAGCTGTACTGTAACATTTCCTGTATGGCATTATCAGTTTGAAGATTTGATTGTGCTTAAAAATAACCAAGGCACAGAAGAAACACGTGTAAGACAAATGGATTACAGTGTTGTAGTTAATAAGATGTTTTGGAATCGCTATAAGAAAAACGAAAATATAACATTGTTTGATCCACATGAAGTGCCAAATTTATATGAAGCATTCTATAGCGATACAGAAGAATTTGAACGTTTGTACACAATGTACGAAAGTAAAAAAGGGTTGCGCAAGAAAGTTTTACCAGCAGTAGAAATATTCAAAAATGGTATCTTAAAAGAAAGAACAGATACTGGGCGTATCTATTTGGTTAATATTGATAATGTTATAAATCAAGGCCCGTTTGATACTAAAGTTGATCCAATATATCAAAGTAATCTTTGTCAAGAAATATTACTACCTACGAAACCATTTCAGAGAATAGAAGATGAAAAGGGTCGTATCGCTCTCTGCACATTAGGTAGTGTAAATTGGGGTGCATTTAAAAATCCGCAAGACATGCGAAAAGCCTGTAGAGTACTTGTGCGCAGTCTAAGCAATCTCCTAAGCTATCAGGATTTTTTAAGCATACAAAGTAAACTTGCAAACGAAGATTTTGAACCATTGGGTGTTGGTATTACTAACCTTGCCTATTGGCATGCAAAAAGACACTTACGTTATGGTACAAATGAAGGTCTAGCAGAAGTAAAACGCTGGATGGAACATCAAGCATATTACCTAACTGAAATGAGTGTCGAGTTAGCACAAGAACGTGGACCATGTAAAAATAGTTCACGTACATACTATGGTAAAGGCATTTTCCCTTGGGAGCGTAGAGCAGAGGGCGCAAATGAATTGACTGATTTTAGTCCTAGCATGGATTGGGAACCACTAAGAGAAAAATTAAAGCAATATGGTATTCGTAATGCAACATTGATGGCTATTGCTCCTGTAGAAAGTTCTAGTGTAGTTTTAAATTCTACAAACGGTATTGAATTACCCATGGAACTTATCAGTGTTAAAGAAAGCAAAGCAGGAAGCTTTGTACAAGTTGTACCAGAATACAAGCGATTAAAGAATCGCTATCAATTAATGTGGGATCAACATGATTGTATAGATTATTTGAAAACAAGTGCAGTTCTTGCTGTTTACATTGATCAAAGCATTAGTACAAATACTTTTTATAATCCTGCATACTTCCCTGAAGGTAAAGTTAGTGCTACATTAATTGCTAAAAATTTAATGCTTGCATACAAGTGGGGATTAAAAACCATTTATTATAGCTTAATTAATAAAATGGGTTCTAAGGCAGCATTAAAAGATGATAATGTAATTGAATTCACAAAGCTCGAACCATTGGAAGATGAAGAAGCTTGTGAGGCGTGTGTTCTATAATGGCACATCTTGTAGCTAACATACCACCAGTTCATTGTTATATACGCAAAGAGTTTTTATATGACTTTGAAAAGGGGCATGGTGAATATGAACCTTGTATATGGGTATCAATCAAAAGCATTCGTGGTCAAGCATTTAGAATAGAGGCATACTTACCAAACTATGGCGCACTTTATGACAAACTACCTTTACATGCGTTTGTATCACGCACAGAGAATCTTGACCCTACACAGTTTCTATCTTTAGACACACTACAGATTTGGGATTGTTTCAGCTATGACTTTACTGTTATACAAAAAGCATTTCTAAGAAATCTTAGTTGTAAGTTTTATGCTAAAGATAAAAAGTTTCATGAAGGTAACTATATGTTTACTGTTGATCATTCAGCACCAGATTTAAATGTTATAGATACTAGTTATGCTGAGTGGCCAGAAGATCATAAGAGTTTTAATTTTATAGAATTAAATAATGGGCAATATGCAGCACAACCTAATAATCGTTGTTTATTTTTAGATGCTGCAAGTAATCCAAAAGAATTGAAGTTCCCTGATTTTAAAGTATGTACTAAAAAATATGTAGTAGAACAGAATCCTAAGTGGTTTTTAGGAGATACAAACACAGTCATGTATGAAGAGGATAAATTATGAAAAAACTTTTACTATTGCTACTAACACTAGCATCAACATCTTTTGCAGATGAATTGACAATTTGCGAAGGTAAATTTGCATTGTGCGCCGCTAGCACTTGCACAGAAACAGGCAGAACCATTACAACTAACAACGGAAAAACATATCCCGAAGTAGTTTGTAAATGTCCAGTACTTGAAGGTAAAAGTATTGCTGATTTAAGTGCTGGTGTTATGAAGGGTACATGTAATGTTGAAAACCCTGATAAACAAGTATGGAGTTTATTTGCGCCACGTCTACACTACCCGCAAGAAGCAAATAATTTTGTAACTAATCCTATTAGTGCAACAAGAGCAAAGGTACAAACTTGTTCAGGTGATGTAGCACAAGAAAGTACTAACTGTTGGGGAATGATGTGTATCTATGATAGAAATCCTATCAACGGCACAACAACAGCAACATGCAGTTGCCCTATTGGTCAAATAGCACAAGGTATAGAATTTTTAACAGAAGCTGGTCAGGGAAATCCATCAGCATGTGATAAACACCCAGTAGCAGCACCAAATCCTTATGCAGGCACACGATAATGAGTAAAGAACAATATAATTTAAGTAAACAAACAAATTATCTAAAGCGCACCATGTTTTTAGATCCAGAAGGTCCGGTAACGGTTCAACGTTTTGAAGAAGTTAAATACCCTAAGGTAACAAAATACGAAGAAACTGCACGTGGTTTCTTTTGGGTGCCAGAAGAAATTACATTAACTAAAGATAAAATTGATCACAAAGATTCTAGTGAGGCAGTTAAACATATCTTTACTAGTAACCTATTGCGCCAAACAGCACTTGATAGTATTCAAGGTCGTGCACCTGCACAAGTATTTGGACCTGTGATTAGCGTCCCAGAACTAGAAGCATTAGTTAACAACTGGAGTTTCTTTGAAACAAATATTCATAGTAAAAGTTATTCACATATCATTCGTAATGTGTATGGTGTACCTAAAGAAGAATTTAATAAGATACATGACACAAAAGAAATCATAGACATGGCTACAAACATTGGTCGTTACTATGAAGATTTGCATCAACTTAACTGCCGTAAAGAAACAGGTGAAACAATACCTGAGATGGAACATATTAAAGCAATTTGGTTAGCATTAAATGCTAGTTACGCACTAGAAGCATTGCGTTTTATGGTTTCATTCGCTACAAGCTTAGCAATGGTTGAGAATAGAATCTACATGGGTAATGGTAATATCATCAGTTTGATATTACAAGATGAATTACTGCATACAGAATGGACTGCATGGTTAATTAATAATGTAGTTAAAGATGATCCACGTTTTGTTATTGCAAAACAAGAATGTGAAAAAGAAGTTTATAATCTCTATATGGAAGTTATAAATGAAGAAAAAGATTGGGCTGAATATCTTTTTAGTAAAGGCGTTGTAATAGGACTAAATGCAGATATACTTAAAGATTTTGTAGACTGGACCGCTTTTAATAGATTAAAAGATATTGGAATAAAGTATTTAGAAAATCACCCAAAGGTAAGTCCTATACCGTGGTTCAATAAACACGTTAATATCAATAAAAAGCAAACAGCTTTACAAGAAAATGAAAGTACAAACTATGTCATTGGTGTAATGAGTGACACAGTTGATTACGAAGCATTACCAGATTTATAAAAGGAAAAACATGAAAGCAATAGTTTGGAGTAAGGATATGTGTCCTTTCTGCGATAAAGCCAAGGCTTTGTTAAAATTAAAGAATATAGAGTTTGAAGAAAGAAACATTAATAAAGATTACACAAAAGATCAATTAATGGAAGCAGTACCTAATGCACGTACAGTTCCTCAGATTTTTATAAATGATGAACTAATAGGTGGTTATACAGAATTACACAGAAAATTAATGGGATAAACATGGATATTAACATAAATGAAGTATATTCGTTCAAATTAAATAGCGGAGAAGAATTAGTAGCAAAAGTGATAAAAATCACCGATAAAACCGTTGAAATCAGCGAGCCTGTGAGCATTGCTCCTAGTCAAAAAGGAATAGGCATGGTCCCTAGCTTATTTACTACTGATATGAACGGTGTTTTTAGACTAAATATTAATAGTGTTGCAATAGTTGCAGACACTAATGAACAAGTTAAGGTAAAGTATATCGAAGCTACTACCGGTATACAAGTACCAGAG